CTTCTATGAGACCACTCACCTCAAGTTCTAACTCTTCATTACTGTTTACACAGTTATCAGATTCTATAATTAACTGATTAATTTTTTCTTTCTTACTTTTAATATCTTCTTTACTACGATTCTCTATCTCTGTAATAAATTTTTCCTGCATTTTTATTTTATCTTGCAGGTTTTCTCTTTTTAATTTAAGAGATCTAACTTGCTCTTTTTTAATTCTAATCTTATCTTTCAGAAGATTATTCATAAATGAAAAGATACGTATATCCAGAAGATCCTCTATAACTTCCCTTCGATTAGGTGCATTTAATTGCATAAAAGGAACAAAGGTACTACTTCCAAGTATTACTATCTGTGTAAATGACTTGTAGTTTACTTTCAGAATATTATCCTCAAGTATTCTCTGATTAGATCGATCATCAGCTTGTCGATGTAAAGGAGAACCATTAACCTCTATATCAAACGTATTAGGTCTGATACCTCTTCGTACTACATAGTCTCTTGCATTTACATCAAACTCTAATTCAACTAGACACTCTCTTTCATTTACAGTGTTTACCAATTGAGACTTATTAATCTTACGAAATGGTTTGTTGAACAAAACAAATGTCAGTGCATCTAATAAAGTGCTCTTTCCAGAACCATTATGACCAATTATTAAGTTTGTATTTTTTTCTAGAAAATTAATCTCTGTCCAGTGATCTCCGGTTGAGAGAAAATTTTTCCATCTAATCTTCTTGAACTTTATCATTACTAGGTGGAATCACAAGGTCATCAGGTGTGATGACAGCATACTTATAATTATACATCCTACAGGTCTTTATGGCAAGTTCATCTTCAACTTCTACAACTTCCATGTTACTATGACCATCTGTTTCAAGCATCAAACCATATCTCTCTGCATCATCCTCCTCTTCAAATAGAAATAAAACTCTATCCCCTTGCTTATCAGCAACAGCATATGCTCCATCCGCTTTACGGTGTTTGAGTGTTAATAGAAACATTACTCTACCTCGCAGGCTTGTTTGTACAGGTCACGGAAAATACCTTTCACAACTCCTCTATCAAACTCAATCTCTGCTTCATCAATGTAACGATTTAAGATTGAGATTGTATTTTCATCTTCATCAATATCGAAATCTTCATTCTCAACGATTGCAAAGTTCTCTACAATCTTTAAGTCTTGAACTCCTGCACGATATAACTTGTCAATAAATTTTTGGAATTCTTTTGGACTAGACTTTTTACGAACAATAACTTTTACAATTTTATTCTCATATTCAGTAGTATTAAACAACTGATGATTAGTATCTTCATAATACACGTTATAGAATAATTTATAAGGATTATTAATTGAAGTATGTTCAAGAGTATCTGTATCAAATAAAGTAAACCCTCTTGGGTCATTTACATCATTCCAAAACATCTCATATGGATTACCTAAGTAAAATATTCTACCATCATCAGATCTTGTATGATAGTGTCCAGAATATACCTTATCAAACTTATTAAAGGCATCTATTTTCATACCATCTTCCATGACATGACCACGATGTGCTCTAAATCCATTCAACTCTAAGTGACCCATAACGACCTTAGATTTAGATTTTTTCATCATGAATAAACTTTCATCAAAATTATCAGTGCTTATCCAAGGTAAAAGAAGAATATCTAATCCATCAATATTAATATCAGTTGCTTTTGAATATGTCTTAATATTACTGTAATCATTTAATAATAACTCTGGAGAGTTAATTTCATTTGTATTCTTGTAATAACAATCATGATTACCTGTAATAGCATGAACCTTATACTTCTTCATAGGTTCAAATACAACTCTCTTGGCCCATTCAAGACTATAGTAATCAATTGACTTTCGACTATCAAATACATCACCCATATGAATGATGGTATCTATTCCTTCTGCTTCTAATGATGGAAAGAATATATTCTTATAGAATAACTCAAAATAATCATGCAAATGCTTTGACCCTTTACGAGCACCGTAATGGGTATCAGTTATAATGGCAAGTTTCATCTATTTTTCTTTTGTGCAATATTATCCTTAATTGTATTATACTCAGACATCGCTCCTGTCAATGCACCACCTTCATCAACATGCATAACCTCGTCAAATCCTGTCTTTTCAATAATCTTATTCTTTATATCTAATTGCTTCTTCTCTTTCTGTATACGTCTTAGAAAGGCATAGTGTATGATTTGGGTAAAGTATGCAAAAGGATTACGAGACTTCTCAGGATCGAAATTATGAATGTATTGTACGCAGTTTTCGATTCCATCAGATATCATATCGTCACGGAACATATAGTTAACGAAGTTTGGCTTATATGATAAGTGTGTAGCGATCTTTAAAAAACAAGAACCAAGATAGTTTGTAATACGTGGTTTCGGTAATCCTTTCTCCTTTGCTATAGCAACCTTTTCTCTATAAACAATTAATGCCTCTAGCAGTTCTTTGTTATTTACATAATGCTCTGACTTCTTCTTCGGCATGTATTTTACCTAACTGATACTATTATACCATAATTTATTTTATTGACAAGTTACGTAAATTATTTCAGTTTCGTGACGTGACAAGGTGACAGACTTGACAAGACCCTCCGATCTATGTACAATAACTCTGTAAGGGTTGAAAGGGAAGCTATTACTCTTTAGTATTTTCTTTAAATAGCTTCTCCAGAGATTCTCTTTTTTGTTCGACGCTAGAAATATATCCGAGTTGCGGATTCAAATCAACTTTACCATCTGCTCTAGGAAATACTGTTCCGTTTTTCTCTTCTTCATTTTCTTCTACGTATTGCTTGTATATACCAATTAATTTTTTATCTTTACATTCAGTCATTGTAATAACCTTATCCATTTTCATTACAAACATATCTTCATCTGTCATATCCATCCAAGGAGTTACCTTGATATAATTGAGTTGACTTCCCATATTATTAAGAGTTTTCATCTTAATAGGAGTATGTAAAATCAATATAGGTTCATCATCAGTTTCATCCACGCAAACGAGTGCGAAGATCTCCTCTCCGGAAACAAGTTTAAGAATACTGTAGAATTCGTCTCCCATTTTATTTTTTGAGTGGAATTGAGATGATGTCATAATTAAAGTTTTCTTCGTTGTAGATTTTGATTCTCTCTACAAGATGATTCAAAGTGTAGTTTCTTCTTGATTTATATGATATGTCATCAGCTATATCATATAATGTTGCCTTTGTTTTGTTGTTTCCTTTACGGAGAACCCTACCTATTGATTGTAAATTTCGTATTCTAGATTTTGATGGGGAAGCAAATATGACATTATGTAAGTTTTTAATGTTAATTCCTGTTGAAAAAGTTCCGTAGGATGCGATGATAATCGCATTGTTTTGAGTTTCTGTGATCTCTCTAACTTTTTCACGTTCCTCCGCTGCTACTCCACCGTGTACAAAGAATACTTCACGCTGTTCTAGTACATTACTATTTATCATGTCGTATATAACTCTTCCGTGACCTTCAACTCTGGCATAAAGTATCAGAGTATTTCCCTTAAGATCCAGTGCTAAGTTCCTGATAAACTTATTTCTCTGATCATGATTGATAATATATTGCACTTCGTCCTCAAATACTTCAAATTTTTGTGCTTTATGTTTGAGCAATAGTACATTTATGTCAAGTTTTGCAACATGACCTTTCTTCATAAGTTCATCAGTCTTAATAATTTTATATGAAGGCCCAAATAAACCCTCTAAAACCCACTTATGTGTCTGCGTTCCATCCAGTGTTCCGGTAAATCCAAACCGATGTTTGGCCTTGTGAAGTTTAGTCATTATAGATATTAATGACTTTGATTTAAACTGGTGAGCCTCATCCCCAATTACAACAGAGAATCGCTCAAAATACTTTCTGGGGAGTTTGTAGATTGATTGCCACGTAGTAATAATGACTTGAGAGTCTGTCTCTCTTTCTTTTCCTGCGTATATTTTGTGACAAAATGAACCTACGTCCCATCCATAGTCCGCAAAATCTTTATACATCTGTTCTACTAGCGAAGTCGTCGGAACAACTATCAGAGTATTTTGCTGCTTTTCAACATAATATCTCACAATCGAGTATATCATCAGAGACTTACCCGATGCAGTTGGGGATATCAACAACCTTCTATTATGTTTTAAAGCGTCGTATACTCCCTCAACTTGGTATTCACGGGGAGCATACTTACTAATCGATGTCATATAGTCCTTGACACCCTCAAATGAGATATTCTCATTCACTTCAAAGGGTGTGCCAAAGAACTTATTGTCTAAAAATTCGTATGTATATTCGTGATCTTCGCAAAATTTCTGTATCTTATCTAGTAATCCAACGTATATCTCTCCATTCTTTACGTTGAATAGACGAATCTTACCATCCCAATACTTGTTACGGTATTGAGGCATGAACTTAGCTCCGGGCAATTCAAAGGTAAACTGATCAGACAATTCATAGAATACATGAGGATCTGAATCTACCTGTAGGTAAACCTCATTTTTCTTTGATATACTCAAATGAGACATTCATATAACTTCACCTAAAGTTATTTAGTCCACTTTCTCTGAGTAAAATTAATACCTTGCATATGATCGAACTCATGTAAAAATACTCTTGCAGCAAATCCTTCCAACTTTATCTTATGATCAACCTTGTTCTCATCTTCATACTTTACTACAACTGTCTCTGATCTTTCTACCTCTACGAACTCATCTGGATAAGATAAACATCCTTCTTCCATTACAACTGTCTTAGAGGATTGCTTGACTATTCGAGGATTGAAACAAGTTATAACTTCTTCATTCTCAAGATCTTTCATCATTATAAAAACTCTCTCATTGATACCTATCTGATTTGCAGATAGTCCTACACCATTGTGATGCATCATATTTTCATATAAAATTTTACTGATCTCAGCACGATCTAGATCATAACTACATTTCTTTACCCTTTCATGTAGTATGGGATGTGTATTTGGTGTTAATTGTAATTTCATTAGAACCCTGACTGAAACTTTTGCCACTCGATGGCATTTTTTATTTGATATGTACGACCAGATATGTTTCTAATTATCTCTTCAAGAAATTTGAGTGTTACATCATAGTAACGTATCTTCATATCTACCTGACTGAGTTTCTCATCTGCATCCAAATATCTTTGGATTGCATCCT